TAAGCTGTAATTTGTTGGAACAACCCAACGTCTGTCTACAGCAGCATCTACACGACCGATTGGAGAGAAGCGGCTGTTAGCCTCTTGCATCTCGATCTTGCCGATTTGATCTACTGGAGAAGCTTGATCTCCATAGTGAGATCCTGTATCTACGAAAGCTCGTAAACGAGAATCTTTTTGTTGTAACAACAACTCAATGTTTGTTGCGAACTGTTGTGCATTTAAATTTGGTAAATTGATAGACATTATAGTCCTCCTTGATAAAAGTAAAGTTTATGGCCTAAGCCAAGTTTATTATTTTATTCTCGAAAGGACTTGTCCTATCTCTAGGGGTCTATTTCTTTGAATTTAGATTTTTCTGTTCTTTCGCAGTGTCATTCGGCTTCTGCTCTGAAGTTCCCGATGTTGCAACCTTTTCAGGTTGTGAGCAAGGCGTGGTTGGAAGTATGTATTCTTCAAGTCTTTTGGCTAGCTCTATAATTTCACTAGGATCTTTCCCAATTATCTTACTCATAGCCAGCTTAACACACTCAAGCTTTAACTCACTTCTTTCCACGTCTTACCTCTATTCTTTATAATTAATTATTTTATGTCAAATATTTTCTTTAAACTAGACCTGACCAACTGCCATTTTATTTAAACGATCTAACTCATTTCTTTGCTGAGTTCCACCATTCAAATATCCATCCAACCAAACTTTATCCATTTTCAATTCTTGGATTTTAGCTTGAGCTTGAGTCGGAGTCATTATTTGATTTGCAGCGCCTTTTCCAGTGCTAAAATCAGGCTCTCCAATTTTAGATCCTACAGAAACTAAAAACTCCATAGTTTTTGCAAAACCTAGAGATTGTTCCATCTTAGAAACCATATCGCTGTCAATACCGAACTGAGAGGCTGCGTTCTTAGCTACTGCTAAATTTTGATCGTAAGCTGCTCCCCATTTAGTTCTTAAGTCCGTAGTAAGTTTTTCCGCTTCAGCTAACTGAGTAGCTTCTTGAGCTTTATACATACCTTCAACATAATCATCGTAGTTCTTAACAAGTTCTTTTGCTTGATTTGCGTTCAAACCTAACTTGTGAAACTGCTCTGCTGACCACTTAGAAAAAGCTTCGTCTTTACCTTTAATTCCATAGTCTTCAGGTTTTTCAGGACGACCTAATCTTTTCCATACGTTTTCCATTGATTTAGCGTCGCTAAGATCATCAGGAACTTGTAATAATTTTTCTTTAACCCCAATAAGCTTTTCAAGGTTCTTATAAGAATCAACTACGCTAGCTGTATCTTTAAAACCTTTTGTTGTAACATAGCCCTTAAGATCGTCTGGTAGGCCATTTGTCCAGTCCATATTGACTGCTTGCTCTGCTGGATTTGGAGCTGCTTGACCTATTGGATCTGGCGCACCTGCCTCCGCTGTTGTCGTAACTGTTTCACTCATTGTTATTCCCTTCCGTACTTGTCCCAATATTCATCGGGGGTAAGATTAATGTGCTCCATGATTCTCAACCATACCTCACGTCTACCTTCTAGGTTAGCGTGAATACGTTCATCAGCATGAAAGCACGTTTTGTTAGCTCTACAAAATTTTGCTAAGTCTTTAAGAACAGCATTTACAGCTATGTCTTCTTTTTTAAATACTTGTTGATACGCAGTCTGACGACCACTAATAAAGTCTTTTACTTTTTTAATAATATCCAATCTTACTTCCTTGTTAGTATCTATTTACCAGATGCCTTCATTAATCCAGCAACAGCAGGAGCGGCTTGTATAGCTTGTTGCTCTTGCATTTGCTGTGCTCGTCCTTGGCGTATACCTTGAACTTGCTCCATTGATCGCATCCATCTCTCAGGAGTCCCCTGAATAGATGCTACCTCAGGAATTATCACATCCCAATTAAAATAATCTAATGGTTCAGGATTCTGCGTTACGTTAACAACAGCTAATGCGTTCTCAACTGTTCTCATTAAACCAGCAGCTTCCTCTGATCTTTGCGCTCTAGAAATAGGAGAATCATACTCGATCTTATAGTCTCCCTTTGCTTCTCTAAGCTCTGGAGGCATAGGAGGAAGTTTCCCCTGTTTAGATAATATATCTATCTCACGCTCAATAGTTGGCCCAAGCTTCTCTGTGTGTTGACGACCAATAGTAGGAGCCAATAACATACCTTTTTCTTTGCTACGCTCTAAAACTTCAGTTGCAGACATTTGAGGATTCTCAACTAAAATCTGAAATAAACTTACAAGAAATGCGTCCTTAATAACAGCCTTCTCATCTTCCATCATGTCTCTGCCAATATCAACTCTTCCGGTCACTAACGGCTTAACCATCTCACGACCATCTTTATTCACGCCGCCAATGTTCAATGCTCCAGCTCTCATAGAGAAACCATCAGCAACGCCATCATCGTGAACCAATAAAACAGGATCAACAATTCTTTGACCTTGTTTTAATATAGTTTTTTTCTGTTCATTCAATGTTTTAATTGTAGGAAGAACCATCATCGCAGGGCCTCTTCCATAAATTTCTATTGGAGACTGATCGTATCTAGAAACAGCGTAAGGAAAAGATGTATAACCGCCCTCTTCCAGTAAATGATTGCCATCGCACAATACATAACAAGAAGCCCACTTCATTCCGCGATAATCAAGTCTGTTTGGATCATAATCCGAAACTCTAGCATAAACTCCATGAATAACATCAAACTCTCTTTGATCATTCTTCTCGCTGCTAACTTTATCAGGAATATTTTTAAATCTTTGTTTTATCTGCTTAGTAGTCATTTTAAATTTTCTATAAACTTCATCTGGAATACCCTGATGATTTTCAGAAAAATAAAATTCAGATAAATGAATATTTTTATATCTTATGCCGCCAAAACCATCTCTCATCTCGTCAATAAACATGGCAGCGGTACCATATCCACCTAAAGATAAATAATCTTTTTGATTTTGAGATGTAAAGTTAGCCATAGGCAAATATCTATATTTAAACAATGTGCGATTAGCTTCTTCAAAATACAATCTTACGTTTTTCGATTTCATTAAGTCAGAATTGTCTGCTATAATTCTATGCCAAGTTTGGTTCCTTGGAGTCAATAAACTATCTAAAATAGCGCCAAATCTTGTCCACGCAATAGAAGCAGTAGAATCAAATATTAACTCAGTGTTCTTAGCACCCTTTGTCATGCTTCCACGAAACAATCCAACAGATGCAGGATCGATTCTTTCAGCTACTTCTTGCCACTGAGTTTCAAAATTAAGCCTATCAGAAGACAGTTGCTCAACCTTTGATACTATTTGTTTTACATCAGCCATTATTTTCCTAACAATGTTGGAGTAGAAAGATTCAATAAACTAGATGCTACGCCTTTTGCTGCACCCAAATTCCTAACAGTTCCCGATCTTCCATAAGTTTTTGGTTTCATTTGTCCATAATCAGCAGACTCTTTTGCATCAGCCATCGTCGGAACATTTGGTTGAGCTTGTTGGTCTGGACTCTTGCTTTTTTTAGTAAGATTGTCAAATATAAGTCCACCTATCGGTCCAAGCGATATTGCGCTTGGCAGACTTGGCAATGATATTCCACCAAAACTCATAAAACCCCCATTGTCAAAATTTTGACAATCACTCTCTAAACTGTCAATATTAAAATTTAAAGTCTAGGTCAGCAGCAAACTTCTGTCTACCAGTTTTGCTCATTAACTTGTTATCTTTTCTCGCAACTTTTACTGCAAACGTACACGCCAGCGCATCGCCAAAGTCTGGTGAAGACAACCCTCTAGACTTCATTTTTTCTTTCGATTCTAGTATTATTTGATCTCTTTGATTAAAACCATACTCAGGTCCAGACAGATCATCAACAAGTTCTGCGCCCATCGGAATACAACCCTCTTTTAACCAGTCTCTCATCCTAGCCCAAAGCTCAGTTCTTTTGTTAGCATAAGCCTCATCCTCTGACTTACTACCAAACCAAACTTCCTCAACTCTGTAACCCATTTGCCTAAGTCTATCGATTATCCCTGTTCCATTACCAGCATCCACACACACAGCATCAGGCTTGTACTTCTCTATAACTTCAGCGCACTTATTCGCCATCCACATATTATCTTTACCTTTAAAAGACATTATCGGAATAGACCTTCCATCTCTACCTCGTCTTAAACAGATCGTGCTACTATCAGCGCCAAACCTCGCCGGATCTACGCCCATTATCAGCCCTGCATACTCGTCTTCAAAAAGCTCTCTCTCAATAGCGTCCTGTACTAAATCCCTGCCAATAAATTGACTGTCTCCTTGTCTTGGAAACTCTCCTTTTACCTCAACTCTTACCTCGTCACTATCTAGTCCATACTTCTGAATAATTCTGTCATAAACTGTTTTATCTGTTCCTTCTACAGTCCTACTATCTATATTAAGTCTCCACCAAAAATCTCTCATCTTATGGAAACACTCAAAAAAACTACCAGTATTTCTACGCGGATTAGAAAAAGTAAACCAGAACCTATAGATCGTCTGCTCAGTGAAAAACCCCTCTGACACTGTCCAGATAGGAGTCGGAATACCAGAAGCCTCATCCATCACTAGCATTAGACCATTCATATTATGCGCTCCAGCAAAAGCATCTGGATTTTCCTCGCTCCAAGTTTGAGCCTGTGCATAATAGTAACCAGTATCGATTTTCATTTCCTCTGATAGCTTTTCTTTAAACCAAGCTGCATGTCTTACCGATGTCGCTTGCTTATCGAACCAGTGAGCATTTATCAACATAGATGTCCACTTACCGACCTCACCCCATGTCTTATCTTTTAACTGTGCTTCTGTATTCGCTGTTACTATACAAGTCCCGCCTAATATACAAGTCTGAAACCAGTTAATAACCATCGCAACTAGCGCCGACTTACCAATGCCACGACCTGACGCAACGCTCGCTTGAAACACTAACGGCGATCCACCGCTGGCAACCAACCTTTTATTCATAGCAATATGATCTCTCATCTCACACAAAAACTTTTTCTGCCAAGCTCTAGGACCAGAGAACTTCTCTAGCGGTGTCCCTTTCTTGCCCCAAGGATAAGCATACATAACAAACGAATAAGGATCGTCCTTTATGTCCTCAGACCACAGTCTCGACATCAGCGCCATTTCTTCTTTTGGATTTATAATATGATCTTTTTGTGTTGACACTAAACAACTCCAGTCAGTACGCTATTAGTACCTGCCTTGCTGTAGGTTTCTTACTTTCTTCGGTCTAGGATGGACCCTGCCTCTGGCAGACGCACATATTAACTTAACCCTTTATGTCCTGCTTCTACCTCTCTTAAATACTCTAAAATTACAAGACCTTCTCCATCTCTAATAATATCAACAGGAACAACACCCTCTAGCTCATCGTTCTCTGAGAATAAGAACTTATCTATAAACTTATAAGCCTCTATCTTGTCTACACATCCTGAAAGTCTCCACAGAATATGCACACACTCTAAAAGCTCCTCTATACTAGTCTCCGGCAAAGAAGTATCCCAACCTCTCTCGTCATACCCTGCAGCACTCATATCGGAGCCTCATCGTCTTCAGACCCAACCGCGCTAGGCACATCTATCACCGGCCCTGCCGCTACCCTAGCTGCTGACATACGAGCTTCAGCTTCATCCAGCGCACCACGTATCGACACCTCGCCTCGTATCTCAATAACCTCAGCAAACATACGCAAATACTTACCTAACGCTTCCAACGTCTTAGTCTTATCATAAGTCTTTATCTTCTTTAACTCGCCAACAGACTCTCTAACTCCATCAACCATCTCAAACTGCTCAAGGCTCTCAACTCCGGCCACCGCCGCACTAGCCGCATCAGGCCACTCACTCATCGGCTTCAAACCGCCGCTATCATTATATAAACATCTAATATCTAACGTACTCAGCGCCTTATACTCCTCAAGTACTCGCTCAAACAACCAATCCTGCCTAGCGGTCTTGGCTCTTGAATACATATCCCTACGCCCATCATCACTATTTATCCACGCCATAACTTCTGAGTAAGGCTGACAAACAAGCTTACAATAATCTATTATCGTGCCACCAGAAGCTAAGTGCTTAAAAATCTTTTCCATTCTATTAGGATCAGACAGCACAGCTTCTCTAACAACTAAATCTACTGGATTAACAACTATATCGCTACCATACGACATCTACAAACTCCACCTCTACTAAATGCCTAGAACTATAGTTTATCCTAAACAAACGACCGGTCCTCTTAGCATACCGACCAACAGCAAAAGAAACCCCATGCTTCTTAACTAAACTGCCGCCATATACTAAAACTATCCTATCGCCGATTTTTTCAGCCATATCAAAGATTTTAGACTTTTTTTTATAATCTCCCCACAGAACGTGCAACACCATAAGCATATCTCACCACCTAGACTAACTAATGTCAAATCTATAGAAGCTAGTCCAGTACACATAATGTAAACAAAGTCAAGCGCCTATGCGAATTTTTAT